GGGCCGAGCTGGGGCGCACAACCTCGGTCGAGGTTTCCGTAGCCCAGACGCGCACCCAGGGATCGACCAGGTAGATGCGATCCGAGCCAAAGTTGCCACGATAGGCCAGCGCGGCGGCGTCATTGGTGTTGGGGCCATCAGCGATGATCATGGCGCGCAGCCGCGTGGCGATGGACACCATCTCGGAAACCACGGCTTGCTCCTGAGTGAAGCCAGGGGCCACCAGAATGCGCGGAGCCAGGCCCAGCACGCTCTCGGCGGCGAGGAGCGCCTGGACGCCCTCATATTGGCCGCTGTCATCATCGATGCCGCCGATCACATTGGAGATCGTCTCGGCATCATCGGCTCCCTCGGCCACGCGGATCAGCACGATCATCGCGCCCGCCTGGTCAAAGATATCATCGATAGCGCCGGGCAAGGTGCCATCGGTGCCCAGGCCAGCGGCATCACCGCGCCGCCCGGCGATCAGCACGGGCGTGTTGAGCGGGAATTTGGCGGCATCGGCCTCGGGGGCGGTGCCCACCAGGCCAATGACCGAGGAGCGCACGGTGCGAATGGGGCGTGTTCCGGTGTCGATCTCGACAACCTCCACGCCGTGGAGAAACTGCTCAGGCATGGTTGCCTCCTGTCTGTTGAGCGTTTGCGGTTTGGATTTGGGTGATCGCGGCCTGCACCTCTTGGGCAAGTTGGGCGAATACGACGTCGATCTGGGTCTCAACCTGATCGAGCGGAACGGCCTCATCGGTTGCGGCCATGATGGCAGCGCGGCCTTTGGCGCGCAGGCCAGCGGCGACACCGACAAGTGCGAGGAACGCATCGGCTTTGGCGATGATGGTCGCGGCCAGCTCGGCCTCAGTGATGCCCGCGCCTTGCGCCTCGGCGGCGAGCATAGCTGTTTGGCCGGGTGTTGCCGTGCCCGCCTCAAAGGCCCGGGCCGCTTCCTCTTTGACCTTCCATGTGTCGCGTTCAGCCACGGTCGCACCGCCTGTGAGCATGACCAGATAGTCGGCATGCTCTGCATCGACGCGGGCCATAGCCATGTTGCGCAAATCCTCGCGCGGCACAGGCGCGATCTCGCCCCCTTGCGAGAGCCATTCATCAAATGCGGCACGATGACGATTACCCGGATCGTCCGGCACAACAATCGGTACACCGTCGATCACGGCTTCGATTGAGCCGCTTGGCAGATGTCTTGCACTTTCAACTTGCATCGGCTTTCCCTTCAAAGTTCGGCGTCAGAGGTGTAGTGAAACGCATAGGGACGCTGCACCCCGGCCATGATTGCCCCGATCCCGAAGCCGCTCTCGCCATTCCAAAACAGGGTTTGCACACCAACCTCCACACCGGCAGAAGTGTCGCGGACATAGCCAGAGTTACCCGTCACAGGCGAGTAGATCACAATGCTTGGATCGCGGCGCATGGCAGTTGGAAACTTGACCCGATAGTAGTCCGCATAAGGGGATGAGGAACTTACCCGTTGCGTGTATTCGGCCCCAGTCCCAATCGCCGTTCCGGGCGCAGTTTCTAGGTTGTAACTCTTTTGGAAATACCGCTGGCAAAGCGCCAACTCATCGCCAATGCTGCGCATTTCAAATGGGTCGGGATGGTCTGAGTAATCTCCCTCGACCAAGGATACGCGCGCCACATCAAAGGTGCCGGATTGCTGCCCGATCCCAGATGAGCGGGCAGCATGATCCGATCCGGCGTCATGCCACCAGCCGACATGCAGACAATCATTGCCGCCTGTGCCGATGGACTTGCCATCAATAGAAGGCACATCAATCACAAGATCATACCGCGCCCATTGGTTGGTCAGATTGACCGCTTGCGCGAAGAACGAATTGACGGGCGAAGGTGCGCCGCCTGTGCCGAAGTTCTGGCGGATATTGACGCCAATGGATTTGTTGCCATCGGCCTTGGCCCAGAAGGTCAGCGTGGCTTTTCGGCCCGCGAGTGATCCCACGCCCTCAATGCGTTGGTGTGTGCCGACATAGTTGGCATTACCCGCAACCGAGTTGATAACGGTGCGCTCGAAATAGCGCGGATTACCGGGCACGTCTGTTTGCCCCACCGCAAAGGCTTCACGCGATACCGTCTTGGTACTGCCATAGTTGGTATTGGCCCAGCGATCCGCCCCGCCATAACCCGCGAAAGTGAACACCGTGCCCCGCTGCCAGATGTCATAGCCGCCATTGATGAGGTAGTTGCGCGGCGCAGGGCGCAGATTGCGGATGTATTGGATCAGAGTGACAAAGCCATCCGCTTCAAGCTCAGCTTGGCTCACGCCGGAAACCACTAGCCCGCCGTCGGTCGGATTGACCATGATAACTCCATCGCGGGAGCGTGCGATCCCATGCGCAGGCACATTCGCACCATCCGCGACTACGTTTGCAGCGCTTTCCAGCGACCCAATCTTGTTCAGAACGGTGGCCGAGAAATTCGGATCATCGCCAAGCGCCGCCGCCAACTCATTGAGCGTGTCCATCGCGCCAGGCGCACCGCTTGTCAGATCGGTGAGCGTCTGTTGCAACGCCTCGATCTGGGTTTTGAGCCATGCCGTGCGGTTGGCAAGCGCCTGGTGGGGCACGTTTGTGATGCCCTGGCCCTGGGCCAGATTGGGAGGGCCACCGACAACGGGATCGGTTTGCTCGATCTGGTAAATCTCGGCATCCCAAAGGGCTTGCTCTTGCAATCCTGCCATCATGCTACTCCATGCGTGAATTGCCCGTCATGGGTGATGCGGGCGTTGTAGGTGTTGAGCGCCTCGGTGAAATCCAGTGCCTTGAGATGGCAATGGGCCGGGGCCACATCCCCGAGAATGCGGCGCACCTGGGCGGCTTGCTCGATGGTGATCGGGCGCGCGAGGATCACTCGATATTCGGCCCAATGATCCGGCGCGGCGTAGGTGATTGTGCCATCGTGCTGATAGGCGGCATCATGAAATTCCCACCCAAAGCGCTCAACAATGCGGGCGGTGCCATAGCCCGCCGCAGCGAGCGCGCGCTCCACCGATGCCAAGCTCCCCTTGTCACGATGGACCGAAATGGATGCGGCGATCACGTTGCGCTTTTGATCTTCGGACCAGCCCTCATCCCACTCATCCACAGAAAGCGCCCAGGCCAGCCAGGGCAAAAGGTGTTCCGGGCATTTCTGAGGGTCCCAAAGCGTGTGGATCACATCGCCGAGCCCCGCTTCGCGCTCTGCCATAACGATCTCAAGATCACGGCGCAGCGGAGCCGGAGCGATGGGTGGCAAAAGAGACCGGAGATCAGACATTGCGTCCTCCAATCGTCACCGAGATATCCACCTCGGGATCACACCACGCAGCCTCGCGTGGCCCCACGATCAGATCGGAGGCGAACCCGCCCAGATCGACATTCTGCACCCCCTCTTGATAGAGCGCGGCATTGAGGCCAGCGATCACCACATCATGTCCAAGCTGGTGGCGGCGCGTCACAAAGGATTTGAGCGTCTCAGTCGCAGCCTCCAGGACTGGCTCCGCGCCTGGCCCCTCATAAAGCGTCAGAGTTGCGGCGATGGTGTAGGGGGTGATGCTCGCGGCCTCGATGATCAAGGCGGCATTCAAGGGCTTGCGCGCGGTGAGCTCCTCATCGACGCGCGCCAGGAGAGCCGCATCCGGGGTGCCGTTGCCTTCTGTGGAAAGCACGGTGATCCGAACCTCGCCGGGGGTTTCGGTTTGGGATACGCCGATATCCTTGACCAGCGGAGAGGCCGAAAGCCCCCAAAACACATAGGCTCCGCGCGTGCCGTTGGTAGTGAAGCCTTCGGGCGCGAGCTGGGTGCGCTTGCGCAACCGCTCATCGGTTTCCCAAATCTCGGGGATCGGCGGGGTGGCAGTGGCATCGGCCTCCTGCACGATCTGGCGGGCTACGCCATAGAAGGCGGCAAGGTGATCGAGCGCGGGGCCGGTCGCAAAGGCCAGCATATTGCCTAGGCCTGCATCCTGCACATCCTGGCGCACCACCAGCTCGCGCCAGCTATCCTCCTGGAGGAGCTGCACAAGCCCCTCGCTTTCGAGATCAAGTGCCGCTTTGACGCTGGCTAGATATTCGGCATCATCGCGGGCCTCCGCCAGTTCGATGAACCGGGCTTTGCGCGCGGCGAACACCTCCCCAAAGGGCAGTTGCGGGATCACCTGGGGCGTGCCCGCCTTGTCAAGGCTGATCGCGGTGAAGCTCATAGCACGATCCCCTCAAGCGTGATTTCCCGGCCCTCGGGCAGGTATTGGCCCTCAAGCGTGATCGTGATCCGGCCCTCCTCCAGCTCCTCTGGCAAAGCCTCGGCCTGCACACGAGTGACGCGCAAGCGCGGCTCCCATTTGCGCAGCGCATCGGCGGTGGCCGCATAAATCTGGGCCAGCACAAGGCCGGTGAGATTTTGATCGATCAGCTCGAAAAGCCCCGAGCCATAATCGCGGCGCATGACGCGCGAGCCGATGGGCGTGATTAAGATATCGCGCACCGATTGCCGCAAGTGATCAAGCCCGGAAATGTTACGCCCGGTGGTCATGTTAAGGCCGGTGAAGCTCATTCCGGCTCTCCCGTTTTCGCAGGACCGGGCGTCACGTCTTTGTGCTTGTGTTCATCCCCTACGTTGGTGCCGTTGTGGGTCAGCTCACCACCTTCCACCTTGACGAGGCCTTGAATGGTCACGGTTCCGCCGGAAATGATGTTGATATCGCCGGTGGCGTTGATGGTGAGCGTGCCGGTAGCCCGGTTGTGCTCGACGAACGAGCCGTTGCCGTAATCGGTGCGGTGAATGTCGGGCGAGTTGCCGTTGGCGGCATGAGCATCGGTGAAGGCCGCGCCCATGATCACGCCATTGGTGGGATTGCCGCTGGGGGAAAACACCACCACTTGCTCGCCATCCTCGTAGGGATGCCACACCCGGTCATTGCCCGCGCGCGCAGTCATCATCGGAAGCCAGCCCGAGGGTGCGCCATCGATCATGACCTTGGCGAGGCCCTTGGGGTAATCGGTATCGCAAATCTTGCCGAGGCGGATCATGCCGCCAAGCTGGCGATCCAATTGCTGTAGGTTAAATGGCGTCTCGCTCATATCGTCTCACCCCGATTGATTACGGGTGCACCCAGTGCGGGGGTATTGGGCACGCGGCGCAGCATCGTGCCCTCAACATTGAAGCGCAGGGCGGAAACAACTTGCGTATCGCGCACGGTGTCGCGCCACTCGGCCAAGATCGCGCGGGCAGTTTCGCTCAAAGCATCGATCTCACCATCCTCATCTCGCGCCAGAAACACCGGGTCAGCCACGAGATTGGTGATAAGCGGCTCCACCTCCATCGCGTCGATCTCATCGGCACGCAGCTCGGCGCGGAGCACGCCGGTGAATTTGGCAAGCTGCGCCCAGCCATTTTTGTCATTGCCGCCCGCGCTGGTGAATTTGAGTTGCTCGATCACCAGAACGATACCGCCGCTATGCCCCCAAACGGTGGGCAGAGCATCCGGCAAAGCCTGAGCGATGCGGGCAATCAACTCCTCATGCATACGGGTGCGCAGGCGCATGGGTTTCTCCTAAACCGCGATCAGCGTGGCCACTCCGGTGCTCACC